TATTATCATTAATATCATAATCTATAGTTTTTACAGAAAACCCCAAATCTTTTAAAGTCTGTTCATCTAGAAATAGTGCCATATTTTTATAAGCGTTGAGTAATGCGTCCTTTTTTCGTATCATATACTGACATCTCAAATTTTACAGAGTCTCCTACTGCAAGTTTGGTATATCGTTTGCTCATCTTTCCACAAACATAACAAAGGACGACATTTCCTGTTTGGGGAATTTTTACATTATACTGAGCATTTGGCAAAATTTTATCAATGATTCCAGTGGTCTGGAGCATAGATTCTTTTGCTTTGTGGTCATTTTTCATAAATTATTTTAATAGTTCAGTTTTCAATTTATTTAAAAATTCATCCACCTGAGATTCCTTTAATTTATCATAACATTTCCAAAATAACTTAAATTTTGCAAAGTTTCCCGCATTGTCTACAGATGCATCAATCACTTTAAACGCGAAATCTTCAATAGTCAGTTCATTCATACTACAATATAATCTGGACGATTGATTAAGTCAAGAAAAAATTTAAGTTTCTGTCCATTCTCGAAGATCTACAATTTTATGACCACCCATACCACGGCACTCCCTCACAGCAGGAAAGCCGTGTTGGTGCTCATACAAACTACCCCAAATTTTCTGAATGTCAATGATTTTTTCTGAAAAATTTCCAGATTTCCGCAACCACAGTCCAGATAAATGCACCGAAAGTAATAATCGTCGTAATTCCTCCAGAAATTATAGACATTGCAATAATTTTAAAAAATGAACCCTCGAAGGGCAATTTATCATTGAGTATACATGCACGAAAATACCTCTGCCATTCACAAAACCCATAAATGGAATAAATTGAAAAACATATCCAGAAAATCCACTGTTGAGTGATGTCAAATCTCATCTTATAATTTACTACAAGAACCTAATTATTGCAATAAATATTATCAATGTTACTATCTGGAATAGAAATTACTAATTATTATCCAAATGAGGAAATTAAAATTTATTTTAATGAAATCACTAATCCTATAAGCAATGCACGTTTAGGTGTTCGGTTCAAGTATTTTTATTACAACACATTAGATAATAAAATTAATTTCAAACAGACTCCAGAATACACATTAGTCAGCAACAATACTGCTGGCGGTTCCATTAGTGCAAGATTTCCGACCAACTTCGTAAATCCTACAGAATTTACCCCGTTTAAATGGGACGTATTCAGCGACAGAGAATATCTCTATCTTACCCTTTTAGGGGGACTTTCGGGACTTACTGTATGGCCTGCACATCCTTATCCGAGGATTACTAAGAACAATGATTATAATATTTCCGTGGATATTGGGGTTGTCAGTGCCACTGCTTTTGAAGGAGAATATAAAACCCCCCAATTTAGGAAATTTATTAAACGTAATGGATTTTCAAATGTAAACTTCGATGATACCTTAATTACTACCACTAAGCAACGGGCATATACGTCCAGAACTCGAAAAAAATACGTATATTCACAAAATGCTAACTACTTCAGCACATTCAATTCTTCGATCCTTGGACCAAATATTATTCCAAATAGTTTTCAAATAGATATTCCAGTAGTCATTGATAAAACGGTAATTCCTGATAAAGAAAACCAAATATTTACTTTGAGTTTTTTCAACGATACCTATACTAATAATAGGGTCAACACTGTAAGCGCAGGACTAACATATTTAACATGCCTTTCCAGCGAAACATTATGTGCACTAGGCATTCCATATCCATATACTGCATCCAATGGAGCAGCAATGAATGAAACAGGAGGAAATGTTACAATCACATTTAATGCTCCTTTATTTATCAACAAATATGACAATATAACTATGTCATATGAAACTTCTTCTCCAGTCAATGCAGGAATTGTTTTCACTAGTTTAGCCACTAATAATTATAATGTCAGTGTCAATCCGGTGACTTTTGCAAACTATCCCGTTTATCTGTTCAATTATCAATTTTCCGACAATACCCAAGATCTATTAACAGTATCATTCCAACCATCATCTTATGTAACTACTTCTACAATTTCTTCCGTAGATGTAAACACCGTGATGGTTGATAATTATTACCAAAATTCTTTTGCGATGCCAGTAGTTGATAATTTACTACAAAAAAGATTCATTGAAACAACTGGTGATATATCATTAAGTTCATTTGATCCAGCATATCCAGGCATTCTTTACGGCAACAACCAATGGTTTCCTGCTAACAGAAAAACGAGATTCATCAATGACGGAAACGGAAATAAACACACCGTCAAGATTCAACTTAAATCAATATTCGATTCTTTATTTGAAGAAAATGTAGAAACCACATTTCTTCTTAACAAGGATAAAATTTTTATGAATTTGTCTCTTAAGGATATTACGGAATCTTCCGCTACCTCGGATGTCGTAATATTTCCGACACCTTCCGAAGATTATAAAATTAAATGGTCTGCAAATCCCCCGGAAAATATTATATTCAAAAATCTAAATGGTGACATTATTCCATCAAACACATTAGTTTCACCCGATTATTTCGCTACTATTTCAAATCTAGGAGTGGATAAAACTGAAATTACCTTATATTCGGAAGAATATGACTTGTCGGCATCCACTTTTTGGTTTCCTCCGAGTTCGGTTGCAGGCGACATGAGTCTTCGATTGGTTGGAGGAGTATCGGATGACGATCAACTCAATTACGGGACTCTCAGTGCACTATGCGTTCGTAACGGCTATACCTACAGGGTTCCTACCGACGCAAATATTATTTGGAATGAAACTGCCAATGATAGTAGAGGGAATCTACAATTCTTTGCCCATGATTTTAAAGAAATTAGAGAATCCACCATTTATGGTAGCACTGATCAATATGCTTTAATTAATCCAGTATTTTCGGCATCTCCTGTGTCTGGGAATCCTAAACGGATTGTTTTTAACGTATCCTGCAATTTGTTTAGAAATGATCTCAATTTAAATGCAACTAAGATATTTACTGTGAGACAATATCCTGACGGTTATTATCTCACCATCAATGCAAAAAAATCATTGGATAATAAAATATACAACAGTGAAACCTATACCAATGTAATATATACAAGTGGTGGAATTGTATCTTTGTCAGCATTTCATCCTAAACTAATAGTAAATCCGTCAAACCTACAATGGAAATCTATTAAAAGTGACGGTTCAATCAATACAGGAACAGGAGAACTATTTAATCTGAATTTAAACACTATTTCGGCATGTGTTACTTTATTAGGAATAAGCGCAAAACCAATTGAGGGAAATTTCGAGTCGTATAATTTTTCTGATAGGATGTGCTTTTACAATTTATCATCTGTTCGCCCATTAGATTATATCGGCTTTCCATCCAATAAATATACCTATCCCAAAACTACTCTAACGTTTGACAATTATACAGAATCTGATGGTATGTCCGCCTATAAACCTTGTCATACCGAAATATTCAATCTTTCCACTTTTGGAGGATTTGACAAATACATATGGAGAATAGGGAATAAAATAGCAGAATCTAACAATAATAAAATTAGCATTCCAATCACATTCGACAATATTTCCGATGATAATACCATATCTATTTCTGCATATAATTTCGCTTTCTCTGAATATGATCCAGTAACCATTTATAATAGCGTATCGTCCAATGGAATAAACAAATATAAAGAAGCCGTAAGATTTTTAGACTTCCCTATATCTAACATAAGTCTGACATCTACCAATACCTTAGTAGATACCGTAAGATATTCCACTATGCCTAATATTGAAGGAACCGCAATTCATCCCGGAACTTCAATCAATAACTATACCTTTAATGTTGTAATAAGTGGACATAATGCCGTTCAAATTAAACCTATTGAAAATTATTGGGATTCATTTTCTAAAATCTTAATTTTTGGAACAGAAAATTCAGATTTTAACATTTCCGAAAATTCATTCAATCCATTAGCTGTATATCTATCAGGAAATGTAGACGTAACGATTGACGGTTATGATTATTGTTCTTCACAACAATCAATAATCTCAAATACAGTATATCTAACAGCATACAACGGTCCTCTACTCAATCTATATACTTCAAAAAATATACTGTCTGCCACTGAACCTGCCATTTTTTACAACAATTCGAATTTGACATTTGACAATGCAGATTATGGATTCATCTCATTCATATTTGATAATGGGGAAGGTAATATCCAGACTACCGTGTCTCCGATTTTATCAACCTTTTACCTCTCTGATGGAGCAAAATCTCCTTCACTTACTGGTATATTAGCTAATGGAGAAACCCGAGTTCAATCTTGGGATAAATTAGTATTCGTAAAGACTGAATTGGAACATTACGACGAATCTATTATTCGAGAATTTAATAAACCTATAAATCTCCCTTATTCACTGGAAAATATACAAGTAGCTGCTAATGATTGGCAATATGCTAATAATATAAACAGAAGTTTGGAAAAATTATATACTAACATCGCATATTTAAGTGCTATGACAAACATTAATAACTTAAATTTCCCCAAAGCATATGGAGGATTTTTAGGGTCGAAATTAGGAAATTTCCAATGGCATACAAACTCTTCTACTACAGGAATCTCCAACACTCCATTTTCCAACATAAAATGCAGTCAAATTGTTGACGACAAATTAATCATTATTAATAACTCCTATATTGAAATATATCAATTAGGAAACACTCCAGTATTTTTACAGCGAATCTCTAGAATTAGTGACGGAGAAATTTTAGAAAATCCTATAAAATTACATTATGATTCAGATTTAAAAAGACTGTATATTCTTGATAATGACAAACGGTTGATGTTGATATGTGATTTTGACATCAATTCTTCCACCAATATCAAATTAACCCATTATTGGGGAGGTTTTGGAGAAAAATCTGATAGAACAAAACTTAACAATCCCACAGATTTCTGCTTGGATTCTGAAAAGAATTTATATATCGTGGATAAGGATTCCAACTTTATTAAAGTTTATAACAAAAATTTAAATTGGATTCGTAACATATCTATTGAAAATCCTAATAATATAGACTATGCACATAATCTATTCTTAACGTCTACTGAAAACGGAGTATATGTCATGGATAATTACGGAAACGCTAAAGAAGTAATATCCGTAAACACTAATGCGATATTTAACAAAATACATAACGGCATATTCTATACAATATCCAAAAATGAAGTGTCAAAATATTCCACAAACGGAACATTCATTACCTCTAAAAAATACTCTGATAACATCTCAGATGTAATATTTGACAAATATCACGGATATCTAATATTCCCCACTTATATTATTAAATTTGTAGATTTTATTGAAATTGATCATTTGATCAACACTAATGAAACCCTTGCAGGATTTCCTCTGGATTCTATATACGTAGATGAATATGAATTTGTTACAGATTATATCTATAATGATTCTTTTCAAAAACTTTACGATAATATACGTTTATTGAATTCCAGAATAATAAAGAATTTACAACTTGATATGAGCGGATACGATACGGTGTTAAATCAATACAGCTCATCATATACGCCTCCTCCCATTTCTGCCACATCAATAATCGTCGGGAAAAACGAACCAGTATTATACGATACTATCAATCGTTCTTTTGAATCTCTTTATGATAGCTGTGTTCAATTGAAAAATAATCTGGATGTAATATTCAATTATTCTTCAGAATCATCCATTAAATGGAGATGGAATTATCATTATATAGACAGTGTGCAACGTCCTTCATCAAATAAGACCCCAATCTCTTGGAACGAACTGAAAAGTTCCAATATTGCGGGAAGCACTGCATTGAGTTCGATTACCTCGTGGTGTCATATTAGAGAAGGACTTGGTGGGAACCATTCGCAGATATGTTGGAACTTCGAACAGACACAGAGTAATAGTTATTTCCCTTTAACTTGGGAATCCACTGAGTTAAATTCCAAATGTGGACATCCCAGCACTTGGGAAGCTACTGAAATATGCTGTTCAACTCCTGATTTGATATTTGCCAATTGCTTATCATCATGCTAAATAGTTCTAATGAATTATTTCAGAGAAATATGTAAAGTTACGGATAATCAAATAGTATTCCCTATCACAGATACGGAAAATATCGGCGATTCCTTATCTTCTATTAATTACAATTTTAATGCATTGGATGTATACACTTGTAATTTTGAATTTAGTGCTAGAAATCTATGGAATAACCTCTATAACATAGTCAATACTAATAGTGCAAAATGGATCGATACCATCAATACAGTAGATTTGAATATTTCCTGTTGGCAAAATACCTACAATACTGTCAAAAATCTTTCAGCCATTTGGTTAAAACCAATTTCTTTAATTTATCCATATCCTTTCAATGTAGAAGGTTCTGAAGAAAATATCATTAATGATGTCACTGCATGGGTTAATGCATCTCTTCCCGTCAATACCGAGACTTGCATCAATTTTATTGCAGGACAAGAATTGTTCATTTTCACTCCGCAATATTCTCAGATCAATAAAATATTTTCACAAGAGAAGAATTTAGGAATTAAGACCGTGCAAGTTTCCTATTCAGTAAATTGTATTGGAGCAGGAAATCGAGGAGGAGTGAAAAATGTTAATGTAGATTGCGGAAATCAAAGGCTTGATCTTTCAGTAACTGATCAATTTATTAGCATAATCACTGGTCTTAAATTTGTAGTAAATTCTACAGGAAGTTCTTGGATTTACGATTCAGCATTATACAACAATGATTAAGTCTATTTCAGATTACGAATATTTAGGAAATGGGTTATATAAAATTAATTCCAATATGAACGAATTGAATATTCGTCTGGATAATCTATTTCTGGAAAAGGAAAAATGGAATAGTGTGTTGACTATCATGTCTTCATTATCTTCCGATTTAACAAATCTTTACACTACGATTAACACCAGTTCCGCAAATTGGAGAAACGCTTCCAGTTTGGTTTATGCGACAAAAGGTTATTGGCAGGAACCTATCATGATTGTTTATAACAAGACTTTCAATTGTGCTGCAAATTATTTAGAAATTGAGAATTGGTTAAATGAAAATTTTGATCCTCAAGGATTTGCCCCGGAACAAATCCTTAGATGTGATTTTTTATGTAAGAATTATAACGATGAAATGCTGAAAGGATATCGTTTGGCGGAATTCGATCCTTATACAGTAGAAGGATTGGCCTTGAACTATAACACTACAGTAAAAGAGGTCTATTCATTCCTTGGTTTGGAAAACCAACTAAATGCCATTTTAGCATTAATCAATTTTTTCCTAAAGAAGAACAACAAAACGAGTTTTATCATAGATTCTATTAAAGATATAACCAATTATGAAAACTATGTATCCTACAACAGAATATCCAACATATTTTACTCCAACATATTAGACACTTTTCGGGAAGCAGATTTACGCGCATTCGTATCATACGTATACCAATATCAAATAGTTTATAAAACTTATGAAAAATATAAAGAGTTGGCTAATATCCCTAAAGAGGTTCTTAAAAAATTCGAACTAAAAGATATTTCCGTAACTAACGGAGGCAATTTTTATTATAAAATCATCAATGGTCGTTGGACCTATTATCCATACACACACATAGAATTTTGCAACAATACCATTTGTAGTGATTGCTATGATCCTGTGAATTTAAATGAGCTATACGCCGATAAACACTACTGTTTTGTCGGAACTAAATACATTTTGACAGAATGTCTGAGTGCAGTCCCCTACGGAGAATCCCTTAGTTTTTCTGCTCCTATATTAGTTGATATTCCTGAAGAAGAGGGATATGATATGCTGTCCAATTTATTATCATGAATTTAAAAAGTAACGACAATGCATTCAATGCATATAACGGCAATTATATTGATATAACTGTTAATGGTGTCATTAAAAAATTTCTGGTAAAACGAGCACCATTAGACACTAATTTTAGCGAATATACTATGTTAAATCCTGTTTCTGACATCTATAGTATTATCGGAGTATCTTCTGACCAAACTTGTGAATGAAAGATTCTATCATTTTAGCCGGACTCGCCAATAACACAACTTCATTAGGAGAAGTGTTCCGAAGATATGTGGAGTGTTTTCAACAATTCTCCAATCCTGATGTATTTGACTTGGGTAAGAGTATTACTAATTCCAAATTCTATGTATATAAATTTCCTCAATTTATAGGAAAAATAGATCATGATATAAAATACATCCATACCACATTTCACCACTATCATGCATTAAAATCTTCTACAAAACCCATTAAGAGTCCTAAAAACTTTAAAAAAATAGGTTATTTTGTTTGGGAAAGTAGTGAATTACATGATAAAGATGTAGAAATTTTAAAAGAGTTTGACGAAATTTGGACATCTAGTCAATATTGTAAAAATACATTTTCTCAATATATATCGGACAAAAAAGTTAAAATAATTCATCATCCCATACCCTCCAAAACCTCCAACTACACAAAAAAACAAAAATTCACTATTTTAATAATGGGGAACGTATCGTCAAATGTGCATCGAAAAAATCTTCACGGAAATCTTCGAGTTGCTAACACAATTAAACAGAGATATCCAGACATAGAAATAATATTAAAAACTACTTCAGTATCTGATTCTGAAAAACAAGTTATTAAAAATATAACAAAATCTTATCATGTAACTATTGACGACAGTTACATGATAAACGATGATCTGTTTAAATTGATAGCCCAATGCCACATCATTCTATCATTACATAGAAGTGAAGGTTTTGGATTGACTATAGCAGAAGCAATAGAGTTAAAAACTGTGCCTATCTGCACAAAATATTCCGGAAATCTGGATTTCATAACAAATGAAAATTTGTTAGTTGATTATACTTTAGTTCCAGTTAGTAATGATTTCTTCAAAGGTTATTGGGCAGATCCAGACGAGACGGATGCTGTGGATAAAATCTACAATGTAATTAACTCCTACGATTCGTTCGTGCATAATCTTCCCCAAAATAATCATCTGTCATTTTCTACCATAACTAATAAAATCCAAGAGACTTTATAACACCTATGAAATATAGTATAGTCATACCTACCGTAAATAGAAGTCAAAAAAACTATTTAAATAATACCATAGCAAACTTGGCAAGATCTGGAGTTTTCCACAGTCCACTACTGGGTTATTTCGCCATATTCAACGATTCTACCCTAGATAAAGGAGGATGTAACGAAAATTCCCTGAGATGTTTAAAAGAAGCTCAAAAACAGAATACCGAATGGACAATATTTTTGGAAGATGATGTTGATGTAATTAATAATTTTCTGGAATCAGTAGATGCATGGCTGAATTTGTGTTATGACGAGAACGTTCCGCTATATTCGTTATCAACCAATTATGTAGAAACCCGTCAGTCGATTATAGCCTGGAAATATCCGATAGAAAGGTTTTACGGGACTCAAGGATATTGTATACACAAAAACCGTATAAATTCTTTAATACAATCTCTGGAAACAACTACATTGGTGGGATTGCATGACATGCGTATTAAAGAATGGGGGATTTGTTACGGATTTAAACACTTTTTAGCATCATGTCCCAGCTTCATACAACACCTCGGAGACAACTCCTCCATTCATGAAGGAAGATTTCATACAATATGTTCATGGCCCGGAACAAATTATAATTTTCTGAATAGATCGTGTATATTCAATAAACAGGAACAAAACGGTGATAATTTTTACAGCAATTCGTTGGCAACTCTACTGGAAAATTACTTTGATAAAGAATTTCCTGTCTACGATTTTGGATGCGGATTAGGAAAGTATATTCAATATTTAGAAACGCAGGGGTTCACAGTTCAGGGATTTGAAGGAACTCCGGGAATAACCGAATTGTCCAACTTTGATAAAATCAAAGAATTTGATCTAATATGTCCTTTAGTTATAGATACACCGGGAAATGTCATGTCCATAGAAGTTATAGAACATATTCCTTCTCAATTTGAACACATTATACTTAATAGTATAACTTCAGCGTGCAACAACAGACTGGTTTTGTCATGGGCAATACCTAACCAAGGAGGGACCCGACACATCAATGAACAAAATTCAGATTATGTAATCGAAAAACTTAATGCTAAAGGGTTTGGGTTAAATCATGATTTAACAGAAAAGTTCAGAAATCTATGCGAAGAAGACTTTTTCTGGTTTAAAAAAAGTATATATGTTTTTGAAAAGCATCTCATTAATTTGTAAGTATATCTGTTATGAAAAACTTTTTCGCCGCTTTCTTTCTTGCTAAAAACCTTGCCAAAATTAAAGATGTGGTAAACGTATCTTATGTTGCCATTGTCAAAACTTTACAGTCTCTGGCATTTATCGAGACGCAACTAGGTGATACTAAATTAGGACTTCTTTTAGAAAACTACATTCCTAAGATTATTGAAGTTCTCACTAAAGTAAAAGAACTTATCGAAAAGTATGGCAAATATATCGGAGTAACTCCTGTAACTCCAGTAGCAGGGACTCTTTCAGAAGTTTCCCTACAGCAATCTCTTGCGGAACTAGACGGTGCTCTTAAGAAATTGAATGAAGCCCTTACCAAAAATGACTAAAAATACCACCAAAAACATTATTGCATTAATTGTGATTCTATCCATTATTGGCGGATTTTTTGCAGGAGTTGTTCCTAGTGAATTCTTTTATTCTACAATTGGTATGATCATTTCACACTTCTATCAAGTTGACAAAATTAACAAATTGAAAGATACTGTCGAAGCTCAAACCATTAAAATCAATTCTCTGGAATGAAACCAAAGCGGACCTATCGTGAGTTCAAGCAAGGCTTGTATAAGCCAGTAAACAAGGCCAAATGCCTCAATAAGACCCCTCCTGAATATCGTTCTGGATTGGAGATGAAAATGATGAATGTTCTGGATAAGAATGATAATATACTGGAATGGAGCAGTGAAAAAGTAGTCATTCCGTATTTTAAATCATCTGAACAACGGATAGCCCGATATTTTGTGGATTTTTACTTCAAGATAAAACTCGGAGAAGTTATAAAGGAATATATCGTGGAAATAAAACCACATAAACAAACCCTTCCTCCTACGGAACACGGCAATAAAAAGAAGAGCACGGTCATGTATGAATCCGTGGCTTTCCTAAATAATACAAACAAATGGGATGCTGCTAGACAATGGTGTGTAGAACAGAAGAGAACTAAGAATCGTGATATACAATTTATCATTATCACCGAGAAGAACATTGATACAATTTTAACAACTTAATAAATTTTTTATGGCTAATAACCGTGTAGGAAAAATAAGAGAGAAGATGAAAAATTCTTTTCTAATCGCCCAACCATTTGTTTGGAATAACACACAGAAAGAAATTATAGATAAAATGCTTAATAGAAACACTTCATGTGTTATTATTGATGCATTAGCAGGATGTGGAAAAACTATCATGTCCACATATGCAGCCTTGACGTTATTGCAGGAAGGTAAGTATAAAAAAATCTATTACGTGAGAAGTGCCGTAGAATCAGCAGGAACAAAGATCGGCTTGCTTCCTGGCGATGTTGCAGACAAGATTTTACAGTATTCGTTTCCATTATTAGATTCCTTAAATAAGTTGCTGAATCCTTCAGAAATTACACAATTCTTAGATACAAAAACCATTGAAGTTGTTCCTTTATCTTTTCTTCGAGGAAGAAGCTTGAAAGATGCGGTGATTATTGGCGATGAGTGTCAGAATTGGACCTTAGCAGAATCCACCTTGGTTATGACTCGATTGGAAGAAACTTCTAAATTATTTATGGTAGCAGATTCCGATCAATGCGATTTACCCAAAAACCAACAACACGAATTTGAGAAACTTGTAAACTTATTCAATGATCAAGAGAGTCGTAATAACGGAATCTCATATTATGAAATGAAAGATCCTGATTTAGTGATGAGAAGCAAGTTTGTTAAATTTGTATCTAAACGATACAGCGATTACAAAAAGCTAATCAATACATAATAGAATAAAAACAAAAAACTCGCTATATTAGATATAGCGAGTTTTTTGTTTATGTTTTAATAAATAATTCAAAAACGAGAAAATCTGTTTTATTTTTTAAAAACAACATCTACTTGAAAGATTTTACCATATTCAAATTCATTTTCGTTTGGATCTCTCCAAATATGTTCTTCAATAATTTCATAATCAGAAAATCCAATGTTATTCATGTATTCAATTATTTCATCGAATAAAGGACTACCCTCATTGTATTGAAGAGTAGAAACCTCCATTATCAAATAAGAACAATTCTGAACTGTTTTCAACCCACCTTTTACAATATCCAATTCAGATCCCTGAGTATCAATCTTAATTATATCATACGTCTTATCAATATCTTCTACGACTTCATCCAAAGTATAAGTGTTTTTAATTATTTTTACACTCTCTTTGTAATGTCTCGTCCTTTCTTTGTAATAAGATGTTCCTGTGCAACTTAAATTTTTGGGATTTAAATGTAAAGTGACTTCTTTATTAGTATCACTTAAAAGAACAATACGATAATCAAATGGCAATTGCACTAAAACGGATTCGCATTCAGCATTACCCTCTAGCATCAATAAGTTCACATCTGTCCAAAGTGACTTGCAAAATTTTGAAAATTCGCCATAATGTGCCCCAATATCTAATATTGAAGTTGGTTTATATATTTTACTTAATTCTTTTAAATAATCTGGTATACTCATAAGCAAATTTTTGTAATAATTTTATATTAGACTGAGGTATCTTCAAAATAGGTAATGGCCTCTTTAAACATGATCAACTGATCTTTGGTCAATTGAACCTTGCCGTTATAATCATCAGTCACTTCAAAGTGATTTTCTTCCACTTTTTTAATGATCGGGCAACAACTCCCAGTTTTACACCTGAGCTTTACAGAGTTTTTGTCTAGAATTTTCATACATCTATATTTACTCAATATCCATATATTTTTCCAACAAATATTTAGGATAATCTTGATTAAATTGATACGTCTTGTAGTTATATAACATATCAGGATTATCATATACTACATCAATTATAATATATCTGATAGCAACACAAGTATTTGATTCTCCCCAATTGTCAAAAAATGTTGATCTATTACAATCGCAAGAAAGATTATTCTCAACCCATTCAAATTCTCGGATTCCTTCAACAACCCGAATATCACCAGTTACGGCGTCTAGTAGAGTTACTACTACAGCAGGATCTGCCTCAAACCAATCATCATCTAAAGTATTATTCATATATCAATTTCCTTTCCATTCATATAATGTATCAGATTTAGGCCCACTCATTTCCATAAGTCCATAAACTCTAGACCATCGATATAGCCTAACATAATCAAAAATCTTGTAATCATTACCTACTAGATTTTCAGGATAATGCTTAACATATTCTTCTTTAATATCTTTTTCAGAAGGTTCGTAATGGAATACCTTCAAAATATCACCGCCTCTAGTTTTTAAGATATAAATATACTCCTTGTCCCGTTTCCAACCGTGATGATCATATCCACAACCGATGGCATTACACATCCAACCATAAATCCATTCTTCATCAATCTTCTGATTGTATAACTTTTCATAAGTTTTACAAAATTCATCCGTCCAAACCTTGGCATCCATCGTAGAATGTAGATTGACCTCTGCCTTTTTAACCTCTACATTATCCCATAGAATTTTACCATTAGAATCAATGTAATAAGGATTTTGATAGATTGGGATGAAATGTCTAGCAAACATCTCATTTTCATCCCATTCTAAACTAGGAACTCCTCTGGATTTTAACCATTGATAACCAAAGGTCACTCCGTCGCGATTTAAAGTATAAAGATCGTTATTTGTATCATCCCGGAATGCTACGATTTTCAAATTCGGTTTTTCAGGAACTCCGACACTACTCATATCAATTTTTTCAAATCCAGAATCTGCCAGAGTTTCCGCAGAATACGAATTCAATAAAGAATTTGGCAATTCTTGTCTAAGACGATCTATCGAATATGTTCCGTCAATATTTTCAGTAAAGAGTTCTCCGTCATATGGTCGAATATATCCTATTTTATTTTTATTCATAATTTTATTCATAATTTTATTTGTCTATTGATAATAATACCTCACCAGTTATTAATGTCATATTATCAGGATCGGCATTCCAATCATAACTTGAATGTATCCGATGGTCAAGTTCCATTATAATATTTTTCAATTTTTTGATTTCATCTTTCAAGATTAAACTGCTACATCCTTTATGACATGCAGGATCAAGCCATTTGGCATCCAATAAAGTAATTCCTACATTTTTCAGAAATTTGCAATGTGAACAATCTTTAGGTAATTCATCTTCTAACGAATTTTCAATATTCATAATTTTAATTTTTAAAGAGTATAGGGAATTTTTTCATTTTAGTTACGGGCAATCGATATGCCCCAGAAAATATTCCTGACGATTCGGGGAATTCAGGAAGATCGTTATCGGATAACCATCCAGCAATATGAACTATAAATTCTTTATTGGAATTTTTCTGAGCCAAAGTCTGAAGATACACCCAATCTTTATGTCGTTCTCGTGGACGAATTAAAAAATTATAGGTTTCTGGATTTTTTGAATTTCTCATATAAGAACATTTAATATCTAAATTATAATCCAGTAAATCCTTTCCACCATCTCCAACGAACGGATTCTTATCAGCTTGATTTCTAGCTTTGATATATTCTAATAATCCTTGATCTTCTCCTAATAAAAAAATACAACCTGCGAGGGTTCCGAGTTGTCCAATAAAATTATCGAATAATAGATTTTTCTTCCGATCATCCAAACTTCTTATTTGAGATTTGCCTCCGATGCTACAATTTTTAGCAAAATTAAAACAGATATCCAATTTGTTCCTATTTAAAAGTATTATATCATACATAGTGTTGTAAATTAGTAAATATATTTATGACCCATCAATTCGATAATTATGTGAATTTGTTCTTAGAAAAGCATTTTTTAAGAAATGCAGCGGCATCAGCGGCTTTGTTAGGATCTTCTATGGCAGCTAATGCACAGTCGCCCTCTAGGGCAAGTATGATAGCACCTAATTCTTATAGCGTAGAGTTTAATTTAAAAAATACACCGAACAATATATCAAGTATGACTGCCAGTTTGCATGAACTTGTTAAAAACAATGGAGAAGAGACTGTATTGAAAGGTATAAAAATACTTTTAGCTAAAGATATTTCGGAAGACAAAAAACGTATTGTTGACACACAAAATTCTGAAAGATCATACAGAAAAAGATTTGCAGAATCTCCTAATTCTGAAGAAGACTATATGATAAAATCATTCAAAGAAAAAATTCAAGATTATGAAGATGAAAAACAATTAAACAATTACAGATTAAAAGATCATATTCTATTACTGAAGACCTTTAATAATGTTCAAAACATTGCGCAATTTAAAAATATAATTCAAGATTTCACGAATATTCCCGGATATGTGGGAATTGGATTAATAAATACATATTTTCTAAAACTTACTAATCCAATAACAATTAATTGATTCTCAAAAGTAAAACTTAAAATATTATTATCGAACTTGTCTGCGCAATTGTTCTTCTTCCCATGCAGTTTCCAAATCGGCAATGGCGGATCTTTCTGTCTCCACCAATCCTCCATCATCTGCAATATACATAGCAATAGTATCCATACGTTGCTGCAATTCGCCTTCCAGTTTAATTACACAAGGTTGATCTTCCTTATCAAAGAGAAGTCCTGAATTGGATTTATAGTGTTCATAAAATCCGTCAAAAATATTATCAATCTCCTGCCGATATTCCAAATTCAAGGAACGATTTTCTTTAGCAACCAAAGGAATATTAGGATTGATCGGAATCCAGAAAATAATGTCGTAGAACTTCATCGATTCTTTCACCAAGAGAATGGTAGTTGCAATAAAATCACTAATCTCATCATCAGTGCCTTCCAGCTTGTCGTATTCTCCCAGCCATAGAGTATATGCCAGATTGTCCAGAACGGTCCTGTCATGCACCGTATGCGTCTTACCGGCATTCTCCAGTGCCATATCAACCAGAACGTCTCTGATGATCTTCTGAGACTCCAATGTCCCGTTTTCATTGATATCCAGATTTTGTTCTTTAATAACATCCCGATATGATTTTTCGGGAAGTTTGAACATAGGATATTTTTTAATAAATTCCTGAATAACTGATGACTTGCCGACATTTTGGGTTCCTATGAAACTGATGCGCATAATGATATAATATATACTAAGATTTAGTTTGTGTCAAATGTTTTCGATATACTTGAATGAATTCCGATTTTCCTATTTGTCGAAGTTTAGCATTTACACTTTTATCGGGGATTATACGAAATCAACAATTACCACATTTTAATAAATCCACTTCCAATAAACCACATTTTCCATTAATTTCCTGAGATTGTCGTTCGGTCACAGATGTCCGAGGATCTTCAGTTAGACAATTTGGACAACGTTTTGACAAGACCTGATTTTTATTCATGCTCATCTAATTTATTTAGAATAATAACATCTCTCAAATCCGTAGCAAGTAATTCTAGATTTTCGTTGACATTTCCTATAATTTTCACTGACGAAAAACAAACAAATGGATCGGCCAAACTTACTACAGATGGATATCCATCATCAATATAACTGATCCCAAATCCTGCATAATATTCCGAATATACCACAACTCCCATGAATTTCTTTTCATTTTTATAAAAATTAACTACATCTCCTACATATAAATCTTTATAATCGTCACATACTCTAGTAGTAAATTGTTCCACAAGGAACCTTTCAGATACAATACATTCGTCTAAAGAAAAATATCTATTATGCGGTTCAGAGTATGAACTATTAATATTTTCTATATTAGTCGGAAATCTATATTGAAATATCTTAGGTTCATATATCATATAAAAATGATAAATATTATCCCAAATTCTAAATTTTAATAATTTATTCATTTGTGGCAGTTTCGGGTTCTTCTTCCATTTCTAAAGTAGTATCATCCTGAACCTTTGTCAAAGTTTTTTTGAAAATCTTATCATCATACAGTTCTACGATAAAATTGTCTTTATTTGTTTTCACCATCATCTTTTTATGTTTTTTACAAAGTTGTTGAAGTTGGGATAAAAACAAATCCAATTTTCTATTAGGAAGTTTCTTTTTTCTTTTTAGATTAAAATAATTCATATCAATGATGGTCAACTTTATGGAAATTCTTATGCTTCATAATTTCCAGAACTTCTTCATATTTGAAAAAACAGGTTCCATTATATTTAATGGCATTATCAATTCCCACATCCAACCGTTTTCCACTATTTAGATCATTCGGTTGAGAACCGTGATATGATCCATGGGAATGGCCATGAAGATGCATTGTAGGAGTATCCTTGTTGTATCTGGGCCATACCCCCGAAACCATATGTTTAGCAAAGAAAGAATTATTATCAATATTGAATAGAATAGATTCTCCGAAGAATGTCAATTTACATTTAGAATTTTTAATCGTAGGATCTTCTAAATTTGGATATTCATCTTCTGAGAGATTGTTAATATCAGGATTGGTTGAAATGCTCAGAGGATATACGGAAATTCTCCGATTAGTCAAATCATCTTCAGGAGAAAATTCTTCCATATCATAATTCTTCCAAAACTTATCCAAATGTTTAAAATAAATCTTAGAAGTATACGAAGCATGGTTTCCCCAAACTTTCCAATGTTTTGCTTTAATATTATTCAGAATTTCCAATGTTTGTTCAACTGTAGAATTTAAAGTAAAATCTCCCAGATTAATAAGAAGATCATCAGAGGATAAAGAATATAGTTGATTCAGAATCCATTCGTCATGATCTTGAATGTTATTAAATCCTCTAGGCTCATATAACCAATTTCGATTATGGGACTCGTGAGCATCTGCCAAATAGTAAATATTACTATAATCTTTTCGTTTAATTTTAAATGGTTTTGTAATCATTTAAGTAAAATATACAACGGAAAACTCTGATGTCAAGCATTTTTAAACTTGACAAATTCTGAAAATCCAGTATGTTCAATTATGAAAGAACTTCTTGAAAAATATTTAAAAATTTCCTACAGATGGGACTATACCGAAATTGATCATTTTGACGGAACTCGGTGGATTTCTACTACGAGAATTTATTCAGATCCAAGAGGAATCTCCTTATCAAACCCCGTCAAATTCGAAAAATATATTACGGTCACGGAAGAAGAATATAATTCAATTGATTCAGCAGGATCTTTTCCTTATCAGGGATATTCGGTTGTTTACCAAAAAATAACCCCTGAATATTCTACATCGGAATATAATACGAATGTTCGACATACATTATATCTAGGATTTTATTCCCTATGAATAGATGGCTAAAATCACAAGGAATTTTGGAGGTAAAATCGGACGTTGTTCGGATTTCCGTCTCTCTGGATTTCATTCTATTCTATAAATCTCTAATTGATAAAGAATTTCGAATGTTTTCCCACACTCCTGCACATGGAGCACACATTTCTTTATTTCTCCCTAAAATTCATGGAAACCTTTCCGAGGAAAAAGCCAAATTTCTCCGACAATTTTACAAAAATAGAATTATTAATTTTGAGTATGATCCTGATATCCGAATCGGAGGACGAACCAAAAACTTCATGAATTTCTATATGATGGTAAAAAGTTTAGAAATCGATAATATTTGCAATTATCTGGAAATTGATCAAGCCAAAAATGCACATATAACTTTGAGTAATACAAAAAATAAAGTTCAGCCTTACATTTTCTACAAGTGAATTGCATATTCACTAAAATATCGATTAATTACTAAATAGTAATGTGCGTTGTTACACATTACAAAATATATCGGAATGCCCAAAAATTACAGGAGTATACGGCATACATTTCCAGAATTCGAAGTCCAATAAATACTATATCGGATCATCTGGCAGAATAGCTGAAAAATCTGGACATTACGGAATAAAAACCAGATGGAACAGTCATTTCAAGTTATTGAAAGATAATAAACATTATTCTAAAAAATTACAGCACGCATACAATAAATATGGCGGAGATAATATGATTTTCACGATTATGGAAGAGTGCGCTCCTGTAGATTGTTTGATTAGAGAAGACTTCTTCATTACCAAATATGATTCATGTTCAAATGGATACAACACTAAACCATTAGCGACTTCATGTCTGGGACATAAAGTAGATCCCGAAGTAACTGAAAGAACCAATATTACAAAAAGACTAAGAAGAATTCCTTACGAAGCTTCTGTATTGGAATTATATGCTAAAAATAAAAATGTATATCTAACTTCCAAATTATTAGGGATATCACATAAGATGACATTCACTATTCTGAAAGATTATAACATTTTTCCTAAAAATGGAGACTATAGGAAGAAAACTGTATATGTTTATACCATGAAAGGAGAATTTATAGGAGAATGGTCAAGCGCAAAAGAATGTGGTAAAGCGTTGGACATAACTAGTATTTGTTCCATATCACACGTAGCAAGTAAACGCATTATCAGTCATAGGGGTATGTGGTTCTCTTACAAAAAGCTTTCATGTGCTGAAGCAGTAAATGAAATTCTGGAACGCATCCAAAGACCTAGAAATAGAAATAAAATTAGTAGAGATGATACTGGCGCAAAAGTAATATACGAAAGATATATTTCACCAACTTCCGAGACTTGATTTTCTATACTGTTATCCATACCTTTTCATTATTCTGGTTGTTAAAAATAAATTTATTAGAAATACAATTTTTTCCAATTAAGGGGGTCTTAAGTTTTAAATAATTTATACCTCTTCCGGGAAGTATATATGCTATGGTTATATGAATTTTATAATTTGAGAATTTATTGGTACATTCTAACTTTTCTGTACATTGCTTATTAATTGCTCTCATATCAGAAGATTGTACAGAAAATTTCAAAACATCGTACTTTTCATTTTCAAATAATGATAGTTTTCCGATTTTTAATCTGCAAG